GGGTGATACTTTATTGTATCATCCATGTGACTTTCGAAACTGTTCGCTTCATTATAATGCAACTTTAGTATACTTGATTAATGAGATTTGATCTTTTTACTTTGCTATATCTTTTGTTCCTGGACCGTTTCGACGGTCCAAGTTCACTAGCTTTCGTTTAGTAATCAATACTTATTTTATCATATTACTATGCTTATATTGCATCTATTTTGGGTGTTCATGTTCTTGAATGAACAAATGGTTATTTCTGTTCAGATTGGATTAACTGAACTAAAATTAAATTATCCGCACTAGACCTAATAACCTTTAAGGGTCTATAAATAACTACGGTCCCCTCTTGCATTGGAGATTTTGTCTCCAACAAAAACGATGCCCTCTTCGTGAGACCATCAAAGAACCTTGTTTTATAAATACTTAACAAGCAAAAGTAGGTTAATTGCGACCTTCCCCTTCTTAGGGAATAAATGTATAGTCGTACAGATTAGGAACTTAGTACATCAGCCTGAAAACTGATGGAAACGTCTCCTTAGCATCTGTCTACGCCGTTGTGGGTAAGCGTAAACCCAACGTACATCATCTTGATCTTTCTTTATTTTTCGAGAGACCTCATGACATTCCGAGGAACATTAATTTGTTCGCCTAGGTCTAACATGAGTTATTGGATATAAAGATAGGAAACGTGTAGGGTAGTACCCGAGCGTTGTAGCTCTGCCGATAAGGCAATCTAAGATTCTGATAAAGTGATTGATGGGGAGAGATGAGTTATAGCTCCCAATAGTGTTGTGCGATACCGTTACTAGAATGAAGTCTGTTTATCTACTAAATTCTTTGAGGCGTGAGCCTCATCAAAACATCAAACAAGAAGCATCTAGTTCAGCTAGTGCTTACCAGGGTGTATATGGATTAATAGCACAATGTGAGAAAATTGTTTCTCAATCAAGAGAAGAAGTACCTCCCAAATGGGAGGGCTTCGATCTCTCTGGCAATTATTTGCCCAAAAAGAAAAAAGTCCTCGCAAAGCGAGCAGCGCGGAAAGCGCGCAAATGTCAGAATGCAATTGAATTTGCCGATCAGCAGGTTCTCGATTTCATCGTGCCCATGGCAATCGGGCACTTTATTAATAAAGATTTGCCTGAGGATGAGCGAGAATCGAGACTTATACAGTTTGAAGCATTTCGGAGGTTCCTTTTTTGGATTTTCCGAGCCCGTTCTCTGGGTGAAATGCTTGATTTGTGTTGTGGTTTGTATACCACTTTGACTGGGAAATCAGCGATTGGTTCATTTGTGTATCATTTGCTGCCTGTTATTAAAGAATATATCTTCGGCGACGAATCTACAGCCACACAACAAAGTCTCGAGGAAGTTTTTTCCTCTTCTGACTGGTTCCAATCTGTTAAGTCAGTTTTGGAATCAACTTCTGATGTTTCGAAGAATTCATTGGCGCTCAAGTTCAAAAAACTCTGTGCTTTTGCTATTTCTTCAACTCTCTTGATCTCCTCTGGTCTTGAACAAACTAAAGCGTTTTCTTTTGCAAAAAAATTTGTTCATGTGACTAGATGGGGCGGTGAGCTCCACTTTGTCCAAGTGTTACTCAATTTCATCACAGACCTCATGACACGTTTGAAGCGATGTTATGAACAGGGTTCTTTTTACCCTTTGATTTCTCCTGAGAGTCAGAATGATTGGGTTGATCGAGCTTATCGCGTTCTTGAAGATTCTGAGAAAATGGGAGCCCCACAGGTTGTGGGACTATCATTACCTCAGTTTATGAAAGACCTGGAAGATGTAATTGCTGAAGGCGAGCAGATGGTGAAATCTGTTCGCGGTTGTGTTGACGCCTCGCGTGGTGTCAAAGCCACTCTCGCGCGTCTTCGTATATTGCGTGCCCATGTCCTTACGGATAAGTTTTCCAAAGAGATGCGTTGCGTCCCGTGTAGCACTTTGGTGTATGGCGGCTCTGGCGTTGCTAAAACTGCTTTTACTGATATGCTCATGCACCATTTTGGGTCGTGTCATGACTTGCCAACTGGCAAAGAATTTATATTCACCCGGACGAGTACTGATCAGTATTGGACCAATGTTGGTGCCCATCAATGGGGTATCGTCTTAGATGACATGGCTGTCGTTCGTCCGGGTACTGCGCCAAGCGATCCTTCGTCTGCGGACGTTATCCATGTTATTAATGGCGTCCCCTTTTGTCCTCCCATTGCGGATTTGGCAAGCAAAGGGACACCCGTGATGTTTCAGTATGTCGCGGGCACCACAAATACTATGGATTTGAACGCATTTTCTTGGTTTTCTAATCCAGCCGCTGTTCGTAGGCGATTTCCATACATTGTGGAGATTATTCCACGCCCTGAGTATGCGAGAGACGATGCAGCAGACATGCTTGATCCGAGCAAGACGCCCGATCCTCTACCTGGTCATTACCCTGACTTGTGGCTTATTAAAGTGCACGAAGTTACTGTGCGTAACACGAGCCCAGGGCAACCTCAGATGGTTGTTGTCAATGATTGCAAATTCAAATTTGATGTCCTCGCCGATTTTTTGGCGTGGCATTATGAAATGAGTAAGAAGTTTCGCGACAATCAGATGAGGGCAATGGCTGCGAGTAATGCTTTGAATGAAACAACAATTTGTCGAACACACCACATCCCAGCATATATGTGCAACTGTGTGGTTGCTGTCACTCCTACTCAAGTGTCAAATCTAGGTACAAATCATCCTGTTACTGGAGAATTTATTCCTCTCGATCAAGTGTTGCCAGATCTGCCTCCTGAAGCGGAGCAACAAAGTGATGAGAGTGAGGATAGTGATTCAGAACATTGTCCCGTGTGTGGGGACAATAACGAGGAATGTGAGCATTGTGTGTGTCTCATGCAAGCTCTCTCTGGTTCTCGTGAAGAACAAGGCAAAGAATGGGAAGTGAATGTCGACAACGTCTTCCAACCTGGTACTGAACATGAGGTGCGCACGCCACAGAATACCCGGGGATTTATGTTGGCCCCACAAGGGCAAGAGGATATCTTCGGAGGCTTTGCTTATCGACGAGATACCACGTTTGCAGACATGTTAGAACCCAACTTCGAGATTTATTGGAATTTTGATTCCAATGGAGCTTCTACTGGCGTGGGTGCCTTTCCAGCGTGTGAGGAAACTCCATATGAGTCGCGTTTTCGGGCCCAATATGTGATTTTTTCCACAGCCATGCTTGTTGTGTGGCGGAAAAAGATCGCTAGGTATGCGAAACAAGCCGTTGGCATTGTGGCACGAAAAGCCTTGTTTGAACTTGTTTCGGCAGCCATCAAGAAGACGAAAGAATTTGTTGTTAATCACAAGAAGATTATTGGTATTGGATGTGTGATTGCTGCTTTGGCTGCTGCTTTTGTTGCTAAGAAACTTTTGAATACCCCCATCTCGGTTAATCAAGTGTTGGGCGAGGAATTGCCGCAGGTTGAAAAGCAGGACGAAGCCAAGACACCTTTTGTTGGTGATGAGGAGTTAAACGTTTGGGTCAAAGACGACTATGCAACTGTAAAGTTGGACCTTACCCCACAGAGCATTTCCTTTAATGCCCATCCTTTTTCTGTTTTCAAAGACAGGATTGCCAACAATAGCGTTTGTATTGACGTGTATTCTCATGATGACGAACGTGGATACCGTGCTGTTGGTAAAGCTCTTTGTGTTGGGGGGTCATACTATTTGACAAATTCGCATACTATACCTACTCGAGAAATCGATTATGTAGATGTAGTGCAACATGTTGGATCTGACGGTGTCAATCCAAATGTCCGTTCTCGTCTGGGTGTAAGTGACGTGTATCGTCACCCAGATTCGGACATTTGTATTTTTAGACTGTTGGATATTCCACCGAAGAAAAACATTGTTAAGTTGTTCGCAAAACCATCGTTGCGTGGCACTCACAAAGGTGTTTACGTGGGACGGGGTCTTGATGGTTCCGTCTATGTTAATCCTGTAGTCAATATCGTTCGTAACACCAATCACCACATTTATGTGGAGAGTGGCGAGACGATGACTGAGGATCATTGGATTGGTAAGCCCGGTGTTGTTACAGCGAAGGGAGATTGTGGCGCTGCTTTGGTCATTGAGACTCCTCTTGGCCCTGCGATCGCTGGCATCCACCGTTTTTTGACAGGTGGTATGGTGTGCGCACTGCCTGTTGATATTGAAAGTATTATGGCTGGTGCTTTGAAAATGTTTGGAACGCCAATAGTCTCTTCGAGTGCTCCTTGTATTTCGCAAGATAACCAATTGATTTCACTTCATCGCAAGAGTGTTTTTCGTTTTCTTGAATCTGGCTCTGCCAATGTCTACGGATCTTTGGCTGGTTTTAAAACATCGCCCAAATCAAAAGTTGGCCCCACTTTGTTACAACCATCCCTTTTAATTAGGGGGTGGGAAGTGAAATGTGGAAAGCCAATGATGAAAGGGTATCAGCCCTGGAGAATCGCTGCTAAGGATACTGTGCAGCAAACTGCGAATGTTGACCCGGATTTGCTCGAGAGCGTCAAAAAACATTTTTTTGAGGATGTCATAACTGCTCTTGAGGAAGATGGCGTTGATTTGTCCGATTTGGTTACACCTCTGAGTGTTGAAGCAGCTGTGAATGGAGTTCCTGGTGTGAAATATCTTGATAAGATTAACCGCCAGACGAGTGCAGGTTATCCATTCAATCGCAGTAAGACACACTATCTTCATCCCATGGAAGATACTGAGATATGGCAAGAGGGTGTTATGCCCAATGATGAGATCATGGAATTGATCAAATCAACAGAGGAACACTATCTCAATGGTGTTCGAGCTTGCCCAGTCTTTGTGGGTCATCTCAAAGATCAAGCAATTCCTTTTGCGAAGATCAAAAGTGGGAAAACCCGCATTATGAATGGTGGACCTATGGCTTATAGTATAGTGGTGCGAAAGTACCTCTTGCAATTTGTCAGATTGTTTCAACGCAACAAATATGCTTTTGAAGGTGCGCCAGGTTTGGTGTGCCAATCCATAGAGTGGGAGCAGATGAGAGAGTATCTGACTCATTTTGGGGAAGATAACTTGATAGCCGGAGATTACAAGTTGTTTGACAAGAATATGCAGGCACGATTGATGCTCGCTGCGTATTGGTTTATTGTTGAGTTTTTCAAAAAAGCTGGTGCGTCAGAGCAAATTCAGCGTGTGATTTGGTGTATTGCGTATGACACCACCTTTGCTTTCGTCAATTTCAATGGCGATCTCGTGGAATTTTTTGGATCGAATCCTTCTGGACATCCTCTCACTGTTATTGTCAATTGTATTGTCAATTCTTTGTATATTCGATTGGCGTACGTGATGATCTATGAGGCGGTTCACGGTTCGAAAGACCGTGAAGCTGTGCTCAGTACTTTCAGGCATAATGTGCGACCTATGACATATGGTGACGACAATGTGATTGCTTCCAAGGTTCCTTGGTTCAACCACACGAGCATGTCTCAAGCTCTTGCTGGTATCGGAGTCACATACACTATGGCTGACAAGTCTGCGGAATCTGTTCCGTTTATCAGTATTGGTGAAGTGTCCTTTCTTAAGCGAAAGTGGAGATACGATGAGGACGTTTGTCACTATGTGTGTCCGTTGGAGGAAGATTCGATTCAGAATTCATTGCTTACTGGGGTAGCAAGTGATTCTGAAGCTCCCGAGTTTGTTGCCGTAAGTAAAATTAACTCCGCTTTGCGTGAATATTTTTATTACGGCAAACAAAAGTTTGAAGAGATGAGAAAATTTCTTAGAGAAGTATGCTCAGAGAGTGAGCTCGATCTCTGGGTTACAGACTCGACTTTTCCAACGTGGGATGATCTAGTGAGTCAGTTTCATACTAACTCAATGAGGATTGTTCTACAACAACGCAAAGTGCACGCGTAGTTGCACAATGGGGCGTTCCCACCGCGTCCATATAAACCAAAGAATGGGAGTCGTAGATAGTTACCTGTTAGAGTGATGTCTGGTGTTTAAACCACTCGAAACAATGGATATGCGACTTAAACTTGCCAGGGCGTTCCCCGAAATCCCTATTTAGGGATGAGTTGGCTGGTTCTCAAATCACCAGAACTGCTGTGGGTGTATGGTTGTAAACCCAACGCAGTATAATTACCCAACATTCGATAACAATTCTTCTCAAGAGGGCCGCGCCTCTAATAAAGATAGCGGCAACGGAAATACGCTCACCAGGATTGAGAACGTCCAATTTGTGGACGCTGAACTGTCTGAGCGTAATGAGATCCCGATGATCTCACCCACGTACGATGCTGATGATGACACGTACGCTGGTTTGAAAAGCTTTGTTGAACGTCCTGTTCGCATTGCTTCTGTGAATTGGCTTGAGTCCAATCTCACAGTGTTGATGGCGACTTATCAACCTTGGTCGTTAGTCGCCAACAACACCATCATCAAAAACAAACTCACGAATTTTGCCCGTATGAGAGCAAAGTTGCGGATTAAAGTTGTGATTAATGCGTCACCATTTTATTATGGTGCGCTGCGATTATGCTATGATCCCATGCAGCACAATGTTATGGCTGGTCCTTTAACCAATGATCTTATGCCGTACTCGCAAATGCCGGGAGTTTGGCTTTTTCCTCAAGAACTCACCTCTGTTGAGATGGAACTTCCCTTTTTGTGGCCTAGCAATTGGTTGGATTTGACTGATGCTAGTTTGTTTACAAGGATAGGGAATTTGTATCTAGTCCAGTATGCACAGTTGCGTTCAGCAACTAGTGCTACGGGCCAAGGTGCTACTGTTACTATCTATGGTTCTTTTGAGGATGTGGAGTTGATGGGCCCAACGAATGTCGCTATTCTTCAGAGTGATGAATATGTTGAAGGGCCCATTTCTGCCCCAGCGACAGCTGTTGCCAATATTGCGTCGAGCCTAACTCAGGTTCCTTATGTTGGAGAATTAGCTCGAGCCACTGAGGTTGGGGCGAGGGCTGTTGCATCCGTTGCACAGCTCTTTGGATATACGAATCCTCCGAACATAGAGCCTGTTGGCCCTGTTAGGAATGTTCCCTTTCATGGCCTTGCCAGTTCTGAGCTGTCTACACCCATTGACAAACTCAGTCTGGATCCTAAGAATGAGGTAACCGTTGACCCTGCTTCTTGTGGAGCTGATGGCACCGACCCCTTGGCATTTGAAAATTTTCTTTGCCACGAGTCGTGGATTGCCACAACCACTTGGAGTAACGCTGGCACTTATCCCCCTGAGACCAATCTCCTTGCTGCGTGTGTTTCGCCCGTGTACTCTTTTCCTACCACTGGAGTTAGTCAGACTATCTACCACAATACCCCTTTGGGTTTCGCGGGAGATTTCTTTGACAAGTGGCGGGGTACCATTGTTTATAGATTTAAATTCATTAAGTCCAGATATCATACTGGCAGAGTTGCTATTACATGGGATCCCGAGTATAGCGGTGCAACGTACGTTTCCGATCAGACGGTTTTGTTTACGCGCATTGTTGATATTACGACTGAAGATGAAGTAGAGATTGAGGTTCCGTATAAGTCCATCTCACCATGGCTTTCTACGACCTCTAACGATGCTTCTATCAGCACTGCCACTGCAGGCACTGTCACGTATAACGCGCAAGGATTTAATGGCGTTTTGCGCATGAGAGTTTTGAATGTCCTTACTGGTCCTGATGCCACACCTGTTGTTCCGATTTTGGTTTTTACTAGAGCTGGTAGGGATTTCCGGTACAATGTTCCTCATGATTTTCCCAACGATTTGCATTATGGTGTTGTCCAATCGGGAGAGGAGGTCATTACTGGGGCCCCACCAGATCCAGCCAGCCAAATGGCAGCTTTAACTATTGGCGAGCAAGTGGCTTCTTTGCGTCCATTGTTGATGCGAACCCACATGTATCGTCGCCAGTTTGTTGCTGCTGCGGGCACATTGACCACATATCGCACTAGTAGTGGTTCCAGAATGAATTTTATGTTCTTACCTCGATTGCCGTCCTTATCGGGTTACAGGTTTTTACCTGCTCCTGTTTCTATGGATTTCAGTAGAGGTATTTTGACTACTGGTGCGAAGGAGTATAATTATGTTCATAATTCTCCATTGAATGTTCTTGCTCCTTGTTTTGTCGGACAACGTGGTTCAGTCAATTATCATTTTTTCCCTGGACAGGATGTTTCCACTAATTTTGATCTCAGTGATTTTTTCCGAGTTATCAGAGATCTTTCCAATGACTGGGCCGAGGTTGTGGCACTTACTTACCCCACTCGCAATGTTGACTATTGGGGTAGGGATATCTCTAATGCTCACGTTGATCTCAATTTTCTTGCTCGTGGAGGGGCTGGTATGGCCCAAACGCCTTTGCAAACGTTAGGCGGGATTTCAGTGAATTTCCCGCAGTTTGCTCGTGTGAGGTTTTTGGACACTATTAACCCCTTTTATGTGCCAGATGTTGCTGAGGAGGAACAGGACTTGATTGAAATTCAGACCATATCAACTCAGAAAACGGTTTTGGCGGATGGTTCCGTCATTCCCGCCGTTGACATTGCGATCAGTGCAGGTCCAGATTTTTCTTTCGTGTTCTTCGTGTGCGTTCCAAGGATGTATTCATACGTCACACCGCACCTGTTTACACCAGGCTCCACATAGATTGGTATACTATACTACCCCCGTGACTGGGTTAATAAGTCAATGGTTTCCTTAAAAGTGACAAAAACGCGTCACTACCATAGCGGAAGCGTCAGGCATGGATGATACCAAAGTTCATGTCATTCGAAATCCCCCGGGTCGGTCGGGGGCACAGTTGGCGACAGCTGTGAATTATCCATCATTTGCATACATATACATTTTGTATTTTGCATTAAGTGAGTTTTAGGAAAGTCTTTTCAAGGTTTTATGTAGTCTCACTTAGGTGAGATGAAACTTTTACTTGAATCGACAGATTTTAACCCGCATGACGGCGAGCCGCCTGCAAAAAAAAAAAAAAAAAAAAAAAAAAAAAAAAAAAAAAAA